GTCTCAACCACCTTTTTTACAACTGATAATTGAAGAGGAGTATAATTATAATCGTTTCTCGCGTTTACATCTGCTCCTGCTTCAATCAACAGTCTTACAATCCCTTCATCTTTTTGAAAGTGAAGAGGAGTGTAGTTATAATAGTTTCTCGCGTTCACGTCAGCTCCTGCTTCAATCAACAGTCTTACAACTCCTTCATCGGTTTGAAAGTGAAGAGGAGTGTTGTTATAATTGTTTCTCGCGTTCACGTCCGCTCCTGAATTAATCAATAGTCTTACAACTCCTTCATCTTTTTGAAAGTGAAGAGTAGTACTGTTATAACTGTCTCTTGCGTTCACGTCTTCTCCTGAATCGATTAGATCTTTCACTTCTGACTCAGTCAACTGGGTGGAAAGAGACATAATGAGTAGATATTTTATAAGCTTTCGTTTATAGTTTAATTTAGATCTAAATTAAACTCAATTTTACAAATTACTTTATTATTTTATAAAGTAATTATTTTCATCATTTCACCCATCACACATCATAGAGAACCTACTTGTTCCCTTTGAGAACCAGTTGCTTTCCATATCGTGAAGGTATTCATACCCAAAGTTTCCATCAGAATCAAAATAGTAGATGCGATCAATAACCTGATCCTTATTACACAAAGACTTCATAAACTCTATACATATATTACACGATCGGGAACATACTGGAATTCCGTCTCTAGTCCATCGACATACAACCACATCAAATCTCTTCTTAGGATTAATAAAACTGCGATACTTACGAATGGGATTAGCGATCTTTCCCTTTTTCAAACTGCTGGTGTTGATTGATTTCAGTCCCTCTAGAACTCCATAACCGACGATACGAGGGAGGGCGAGTGTAGGGAGAGATAGAATGAGTAACATGCATCTCGGCATGAATACCCGGCATAGTTACGCCATGCCACTGTGACCTGTTATTATGATTGTAACCAGACTTGATAATCTTACCCTTCTCGAGAAGTACACTTCCCAATCGTATAGTCATATTAGATTTCTCACTAGAATCCTTAGCCTCCTCCAAAATCTTCTCCCACTTCTTACTTATCAAAACAGGACGGAAAGACATTTTGAGTATGAATAATGTAATAGTAATAATTCTTATTTCTGTAAATTCATTTTTTCATTTTTATAACGATCAAACATCTGTGTGTAATTACCAAACGAATACTCAAAGTATCGGAGTTCATTGAGAATCATAGGAGGAACGTCGGATAGATTTCTGGTGATAGGACGGATCTTATTTATCTTAGGAGGAGAGCCAACTGGATACGAGTGACTACGAGACGAGTGACTACGAGACGAGTGGGTAGGAGACGAGTGACTACGAGACTCGGATTGATACGATGAAGTTGAGACGACAGGATACAGTTCCGATGTAGAATATTGGAACTTTTCGATAGGATTACGAAATTCCAGATCCATATCATCATGTGAAGGATTATCCAAACATTCAATCTCGGTTCGGGGCATGTCTGTGCAAATTTCCATAAGTATGATTATACAGTGTAACACTTTATATATAAAAATATATAAAGTCAGTTTTGCTAATTATTTAATTCAGTGATAGTCTTTTGTTATTTTCCGACACAGAATCCGTCATACACTTCGCGAAAAAATCATATCCTTTGTCGCTGTCCATTTTAGCGTCGATAACATATTGCATAACCTGAGCAGATGAAATAGTAGGAGAATAATCCGGACTTAATTCTATCTCTTTCCCAAAGTGATATTTACTAATCTCTTTAATAGTCGAACTATCGGGATTCCCTAGTTCTACAGGAGTTAGTCTACCAGGACGAACAAGAGCAGGACACATCTTCTTTATCTCCTCAAACTTATTAGAAGTAGCAATAAAGATTGCCCCAGATAGAGGGATCGGTCCCTGGAAAAACTCGAGAAGATCAGTACATGTCATCTCATCACTAGTATCTTTAGGTTCTTGGGGTGTATCTTCTTTATCCGAGGATTTTTTAACAATCTTATATTCTTCCAACTCTTTCGCCCGTTTCTTATCGTTGTTATACAACTCAGTCACAGTACGATCGAATTCATCAAACATATAGATCACGTTGTCAGGAGCTAAATTAATACTATACGATGTTTCCTCGAGTGTAGGCTTTCTTATGGCAGAGAAAATTGCATCTCTCTTCTTCATTCCTCTGATATCAATAGATACAACGTGTCGTTGTAGGATCATTGCGATACGATAGATAAATGAACTCTTTCCTGTTCCAGGAGGACCGTAGAGTAGATATCCACATTGAGGAGCTTGTCCCATTTCAAGAAACTTCATCGGATTGATATGAATCTGTTTAACAATGGGGTAAATAATCTTTTTTGATGGACTGAAAAATGTATCCAGATACTTCTTTTCTGAATCTTCATATGGAATTTTATCTCCGAAATAGATCTGATAATGTTCATTCGATACTAGATTCTTTAGATCAGTGGTGTTAGCTTTATATTTAATAGAAGTGTATTTGATATAGTATCTCGCAATATTCTGAGCATCTTTCTCTTTCTCTTTTACCGCTTTCTCAATATCTTTGAAATAGTTCAAAACATCAGTACAGGTCTTAGATTCAAGGTGTATCTCGATAAAATGGTCGACCTTTATAATATTAGTTCCAATATCCTTATTAAATCCAATATCACTTGCAAGCCTTTTCCAAACATAGTATCCGTTAACATTGTGCTTTACGTCTTTGAACTTGACTTCGATACCATCAGCAACTCGTCTACTATCGTCCTCGCTAGATGCAGTTTTGATATCTCCAGTTACGTTGTAAGATATAACACCGATATTTACCGTGTCTGGTTTATCGAAATATTCAGAGAAGAAATTCGTATATTTAATATACTTTTCGATATCATGAACAGTATTGATAGTCAATGTACGATACTTAATCTCCTTATTTTTCCCTATAATTTTGTAGATATGTTCTTGTTTAATAATATCCTTTTTATACAGATACCAAGCTGTAAGTACCGTAATCAAGATTGTTATGTTATAAGAATTAAACCACTCCATCTCTTTAATATCACACCCCATAACATACTGAGCGATCATAGTATTTACTGCCAGTAACGCTCCATACACAGACATGTCTAACGTATACTTTTTCGATATCAATATAGTCGCAAGTGTAGCAAATGAAGCAGCTACCGCATTGTCGGATGAAATAGACATCGCGACCGAAGGGAGAGACCGAAGGGAGAGACCGAATGAAATGATGTGAATACGAGACCGAGAGTACCTTCTTTTTACATCTTCTCTATTTAATCATTTTTGCAAATCTAACAATGATAACATTAAGACTGTTTAATCAAAGATCGACTAATAAAATGATATATAAATAAGTTTTCTTAATCTAATAAAAGATCAATGAATGCATTTCCTGTGATCAAAATGTTATATTCTAATCTGATAGGAGCGAGTAAGAAAGGTACGATGGAAACTACACACGAAGTGATTACACGGTTAAAGTTTATTGGGCTAATACGACCCGGAGAAAAAGTGGATACCAGAACTTTAACTGCTGCCCCAAGTACAAAGATGAACTCTATCTGGAGATGGTGGAATCAGGAAGATCGCTCTGTAACATTAGACTTTTTCACATCCACTGTTAACAGGTCGTTTGAGATTATTCAATTGAGCCTCTGTTCTGAGAAGGCGTCCGATAAGAAGCTATGTAAGATTATTATCGAGGATCTTATTAAATGTCCGATAGGAATGATACATATCCAGGAAACATATATGAAACTTTACAATGATAGAATATTCTGGTGTGATGTACAGACACTTATTCAATGTGTAGAACTTAAACTTAGGGAGATAAGAGATTCAAATCCAGATCTATTTCCATCCGAAGATGATAGAATTGAAGATGATAGACGAGGGGAAAATATCCAGACTAATATTATTTAGTATCCTGCCAATATAGCCGCTTCTTGGGCTTTTAACTGATCATATAGAACTTGATTCGTGTCTATTTTTTTAGTGAGGCTTTGTATATATTTCAAGTTATCGGATATCGCGTAGTTATGTTCCTTTTCACCATCAGCATAAGTATATACATAATCAATATGATTGATATAATAATTGATATAATAATCCTTTCGTTCAATCATGTCATTGTAGCTATTCTGTGTAGCTTCACGTGTATCGGTAAGATTTTTAATATCAACTTTTACAGTGTCAATTTGCCGACGCAACTGATTAATAGGTTTTTCATATTCTATTGCCGCTGCTTTATCTGCTGCTGCTTTATCTGCTGCTGCTTTATCTGCAACAGCTTTTTCTGCAGCAGCTTTTTCTGCAGCAGCTTTTTCCACTTCTTTTCTTTTTTTTCTGGTTTTATAAAAATAAACTATCCCTACTACAAGGGATAAGGAACACCATAAAAATAACATCACTAGTCCAAAATATCCTGAGCTCATATTTATTAATATATTCATATATTAATAAACTAGTTTAATTTCTACTATAATATAGAATCTTCAAGGTTATACCCTTTTATTCCTTCCTACACTTTTACCATCAGTACAATAATCAGAATAACGATAATCAGAATCAATCCGATACACACACTAAGTTTCACATTCTTGATACATTGTTTTCTCTTAAGTTTTCTAGACTGATCATGAAATCTGTTAGAGTTATATTCCAAGTCTTCAGCTTTCTTGTCTAGAATATCAATCTGCTCTCCTCGTTCAATTACCTTCTCAATATTCTTCTGGATCTCAATCTTGACTTCATTAACTTTAAGATTAACATCGCGAATCTTATCGTCAGACGGCCTTTGGTAATTATACATATGAGAATACGGAGGGGGATAAGTAGACATCCGACTAAAAGGAGGTCCGACTAAAAGGAGGTCCGACTAAAAGGAGGTCCGACTAAAAGGAGGACCGACTAAAAGGAGGTCAGACTGTGTTTCTTATATTTTTACATTAATCTTTTAATTCGTTATTTAATTCCGATCACTAGACTTCCATTTTTTTCTGTTTTTCATCCCTTCTTTTTTTGTATTTGTAGTAATACCAAGAGCTTATACAACATACCACAATCACTAAAACTAGTATACAGATTGTAATAAGTATTGAACTCTGCATATTTATCTATTATAAATTTAATTAATTAAATTTATAGAGCTACTCACTTTGACGCCAAGCTTAAAACTATCATCCATCAAATCGAATGTTATAACATACAGAGACTAGATTGTTATATCAGCAGCGCCTGGTCCACGGACAATTGTTCCGGTTTCAAATGTATTCAGCTTGGTTTTAGGAATTACGTGTCTAGAGCTGTCGGTTGTACTAGCTCTAACAAAACTGTACATTTCGATCTCTATATTATTACCAGAATCGTATGTGAATCTGGTAACAATTTCTTCATCTGGGAGGATAGGTGATGGAATAGGAACTTTGTAATATGTCTCTCCTAAAATGATAGCAATAGTTATTGTGTCATCGAAACATACTAATCTCTCTTCATATCTACCTCTCTCATCAGGGGGGTATATGATATACCCCGCTTTATACTCGAAGAGACACTTATTTAGAGGATATACGGTTATATTCTTATCTATCTGGTTGTAAACACCAAATTCGTGGTAAAATTGGGGTAACCCCTCATAAGGATTTGGTGGTGGGGTAGGACGAACATACTCTATATTCATATATACAGTAAGCATTCCATTCACATAAGAGCTTAAATGAGGACCGTTGGTTGTACCTTCAACCTCGTTAAAGTCGATTCTAATCTCGCTAATAAAACTACCAGCGGTAATGTCCGCTACCAATCTCAATGGATACATTTTTTTAATTTCCCCGTTAGCCTTGTATGTGATTTCAAAATTATGATCACATATCCCGGCAAATAATACTTCTGGATTAGGATTATCCCCCCCGGCTGGAAAGAATAAAGGTAACACTCCCTCAGTGCTTAATTCTTCACTATATAACAATATAGGTCCGGCGCTTAAAAATCCACATGAAGATACGTTTAATATAGTTATATCACCTGGAGTATAATTTTTAAACTTAAATACAGTGTAACGTTTCGTCCTTTCCTCTTCCAATCGTCTCTTCATTTCCTCTGCCGCTAGTCTATTCCTTTCCTCTTCCTCTAGTATCCTCCTTCTCTCATCCTCTATTTTCTTCGTTTCCAGATCCGCTAATCTCTTCTTTTCCAGATCCGCTAATCTCTTCTTTTCCAGATCCGCGGGAGACATGGGTGTCGTCTCCTCTTTCTTTTCCTCTTCCTCTAGTCTCTTCTTTTCCAAATCAGCGGGAGAAGTGGGTGTCGTCTCATCTTTCTTTACCTCATCTTTCGTGTCCTTATCGTAAAAATAGTATCCTATTCCTATAGAAACTAACACAATACAACATATCAAAGCTCCCACTATTGCTAAAACTGTAGGATCCATTTTATTATATAGCTACAATAAATAAATAAATAAATATTTATTGGTCAGTCTTTAATTATTAAGGACAATAGACGATTGTCTCAAATAACGCATCAGCAATTATGCTAAGATACATATCGTCACAGAACGGTAAAACAGTTCGTTCACTTTTCATTTTATTTACATTCTCCATTATAGATCGAATACGATTAGATTTCTCCAATCCAATTAAATCAGTAATAAATTTATGTTTCAAAGGATTGGTTAAGTTATACAGTGTAGAAGATATAAAAACAATATCTTCTTCGTATTCCAGGTTCATATCCTCTATAGTCTTCATTGTATTCTTGTATGTGTCGCATTTGAAATCTGGGAGAAGGGATTCAACCATCTGTTTTTGAGTTTTAGACAATCGAGATTCAGGGATCGATGTCATTGGTTATAAATATATAATATATTTATAACTATCTTTTATTTGGGAAAAAATACAATAATCAATACAATACCGATAATCAATGCAATAATTTTAGAATTATCAACTGGAATTTTAAAACTGGATTCTAATTCTAAAATTTTCTTCTGTTCTTTTCGAGTAGGCTTTTCAATAAACAAAAACTTATTATAGAAAGTGTGATTTCCGCAAATTATCTGTCTAGGGAATGACATTCTTAAGACTAGAACAACTTATTTATGATTATTAATCCATTTTAGGCTGATAATTCATTTTTAATCTATCTCCTCCATTTCACTCATCGGAGGAAGCTCTGATTTATCACTGAATATAAAAAGAGTTGTATTCCCGTACGCCAGCTTAGTATTCCATCCTAGAGATTCGAGTTCCTTACAAGCTGCATCAACAAGTGATTGATCTATAGATGTATAGTTATACACACCATTATCTTGAGTTTGTTTCAGATCAAATCCTTTAGTATCTCCAGAGTACATATAATCAACTATTCTCTGCCTGAGCTTACACAGCTTGCGATTAAATTGGTAGTCTTTAAATCTGTTTTTATTCTCTGGGCGTAACTTATCAGGAAACGCGTTCATTCTGGTTATAATCTATTGTATCTTTTAAAGTAGATTGTTAATCTAATTTATCGATAAACGATAATGAATGATAAATAGTTTAGGCATTTATAATTTTTATAAAAATTATAAATCAACAAAGTAGGATTATCGTTTATCATCATTCATCGTTTATTGATAAAGGAAGTTGGATCTTATAACTCATGAATCTCAAAATTTATAAATAGATTATAAAACATTCTTGTTGTTTTATAATCTATTTATTGAGTATCATTCATCTATTATTTACTTACCTTTCGTTTGTCTCATTTCACCCAATTCGAATCCATGATACGCTTATGATCCACCTTTCTCCCAATACCACCTCCGTTACCGTCTTCCTCTCCACAGTACCATTTATTGAAAGCAAATGTTTTAGTGAGTTTGTGTAGTCTTAACCACTTGCAATTACGAATAAACCGAGTGATCTTTTCACTAGCCATATCCTTAATGACTTCTTTTACTACAATAAAATCCTTAACTGTATAACCCTCGTTATTAACGGCGTTTATATCTGCTCCGGCTTCTATAAGAGCTCTTATAGATTTTTTATCCATTCTATAAAATATCGGAGTATTCCCATACCTCCCTCTAGCATTTACATTAGCTCCAGCATCGACAAGTATCTTAATACATTCTGGATCGTAGCAGATATGAAGAGCTGTTACACTTCTCCTTGTGTTGTGTATAGTATATGGATTTGCATTCACGTCTGCTCCCGTATTGATAAGGATAGATAGAGATTTACTTGAAAATGTTAAATGACAGATTGCTGTGACATTATTGTTATCTCTGATGTTTACATCTGCTCCTGCTTCAACAAGGGCAAGTAACGCACCATCGCTTTTCGGGAAAAATATGGGTGTACGACCACATTCGTCGGTTTCGTTCACGTTATCCCCTTCGGATATAAACAATCTTACTGTCTCTTCGTCTTCTGCTAAATGGAGTCTTGGGAGAGAGAATGCCATCTTGTAAGGATGTAACAGACCAGATTGTTATATTTCATTTTTTCAACGTTTTCAGATTCATTATCAATTCGCAACGATAAACGATAACGAATGATAAATAGATTAATGAAGTTGAACTTTTATAAATTTATAAATTAATGAAATAGGATTATCGTTTTATTATCATTCATCGTTTATTGATAATCTACATCGATAACGATAACGAACGATAAAATAGATGTGGACTTTTATAAATTTATAAAATCTCAAAAATTTTATAAACGTTTATCGTTTTATTATCATTCATCGTTTATCGATGAATACCGAAGTTGAATTTTATAAATTTAATTTTATAAAATAATTAAGTGTTAATTCTCCTATCCTGGAAGAAGATTGTAATCCAGACTATAGTTTGACATATAAATAAAGCTAGTACAAATGAGTATAGAACATCGTATGGATTACATGGATTATTAA